AAATAATTTTCAACCCCTCATCCAAACCAATTGATGGACTGAAATTAAGAGATTTTAATTTGTCCACATTCAATGATACATTCTTTGGTTGTACTAACTGATTAAACCTTGGTGTTTCTGTAGGAATAAATTCACTACTACTACCAAGATTATCTCTTACCATTTCTAATATCTCTCTAAACGGTAAAGGATTACCACTAGCAATATTATAAATGCTATTCAATTCACCTTTATCCATAACAGTTTTTAATGCACGACATATATCAATCACATGCATATAATCCCTTAGATCATCACCATTATTATATAAAGTTAAAGGTTTGTTTTCACGCATCAAACTAATCAAAAATCCAAGAACATTTTTCTTAGGTGATACTGTTTTATCTTGTCCGTATACATTAGCAATCCGCATAATACGATAATTAACATTATTAACTTCACAGAAAGAAGTTACGAGTTGTTCTGCAGATCTCTTTGTAATTGAATAGAAACCTCTTGGATCACATACATCACTTTCTTTAGCATCAATAATATCAGCACCATATACAAAACTGGTACTCACATAGTTGAAAGTAATCTTCTCATTCTTACAATACTCAAGTGTTTCTAATAAAACCCGAAGATTTACATCAACATCTAAAGTAAGATCATTCAACATATTATGATTAGTTGTTGTACTAATCAAATAAAGAATATTCCAAGACTCAGGTTCTCTTTCATCTCTTGGAATTTCGATTACATCATTTGGATATAATCCACAAAATGTACTACCAATAAATCCAGTAGCACCATAAACAGAAATCTTATTCATACTTTTCACACTCCTCAAAGGTTTTTCCTTTAACGTCTTTTGCAGAAAGAAGAGGTTCTCCATCTAAACCCCAATCAATATTCAATACAGGATCATTCCATAATAATGTTCTATCATGTTCTGGATGATAATAATCGGTTGTCTTATAAACAAAATCAACACTATCTGTTAGAGTATAAAACCCATGAGCAAATCCAGGTGGAACCCACAGTTGTAACTCTGGTCGATCTAACTTAATACCAAAAGATTGTCCAAAAGTATCGGAACTTTTTCTAAGATCAACGATTGCATCATAAACAGCACCCCATATACATCTAACGAGTTTTCCTTGGGAATGTTCTATCTGATAATGAAGTCCTCTCAAAACCCCCTTAGAAGATTTTGAATGATTATCTTGAACAAAGCTATAAAATCCAACATCCTTTAAAAACTTTTGTTCATTAAAGGATTCCATAAAGAACCCTCTATCATCTCCATACTTGTCTACTTCAATAACACAAGCATCAATTAAGTTTGTTTCTGTTACTTTCATACCATTCTATAGTTTCAATAATTGCCTGATCAAAAGTAAATCTAGGACTCCAACCTAAAGTATTACGAATCTTAGTAATATCAGTAGAATACCTAAAGTCATGACCTGGACGATCTTCTACAAATTCTATCATAGATTCGTCTTTTTGCATAATACTAATAATTCTTTTAACTAAATCAATATTCCTAACCTCACATTCTCCACCAATATTATACTTCTCTCCAACCTTACCATCTCTCCACACCTTAATCAATGCCTCACAATGATCTTTAACATATAACCAATCTCTAATTTGTTCTCCTTGACCATACACAGGAATCTTCTTACCATCCATCAGATTCATAATTGTCTGTGGAATCATCTTTTCCTTATGCTGTCTTGGTCCATAATTATTTGAACAATTAGTAATGAGTGCAGGAAGACCATAGGTATTATGATATGCCATTACAAAATGATCACTGGATGCCTTTGATGCTGAATAAGGATTCCTTGGATCATAGATTGTATCTTCTGTAAATGATCCTTCTTCAATAGAACCGTACACTTCATCAGTAGAGATGTGCATAAACTTCTCTACATTGTATTCCAATGCAGCATTAAGAAGGTTTACAGTACCAATGATATTTGACTGTATGAATGGAGAACAATCCTTAATTGAATTATCTACATGACTCTCTGCTGCCAAATGAAACACATACTTAGGTTTATATGCAGCAAAAACTTCATCTACCTGATCCTTATCAGATATATCATAAGGATATAAAAGTACTCCTTCTGGAATATGGGTTTGATTTGCAGCATATGTAAGAGCATCTACACATACAACATCTCCTTCATAAGTATCAACCAACTCATGAAGGAGATTACTACCAATAAATCCAGCACCACCAGTAACTAATATTGTCATTTATCCATATACTTATCTAAAAGTTTTGGTGAGTATTGACTCAAATTATCTTCTATCTTCTCCTCCCTCTTTGCTTTCTCAAGTTCATATACCCTATTTCTAATCTCTGTTGAAGAATAGGTATGCCTTCTAAGATGATAATGAATCTCTATTCCATGATCAATACAGTATTGTTTTCCAGTTACATCTACATCTTTATACTCTTCACTTAAAAATCTAATATGAAATGTCTGCGTTTTAATTAAATTAAGAAGATCTAACTCTGTTTCATATACAAGTATCTCATCAACATACTTACAAGCTTGTAACTGTACGTATCTTTCATAAACAGACTGTGCAGGTTTATTCTTAACTCCAGGACGATCTATAGTAGGATCTACCTGAAGAGCAACTTTCAAATAGTCACACAAATCCCTTTCCATCTTGAGCATAGTAACATGCCCTGCATGAAATAAATCAAATGAACTACATTGAAATCCAATTTTCATTTTGTTAGACTCTCCCAAAATCATCTTCTAATCTTACAATATCATCTTCTTCACATATACCTCGTTGAACCTCAATAAAGGTAATACCTCTATCACCTCCCTCAAGACGATGTATTCCTCCTTTAGGAATAAAAGCATACTCTCCAGTTCTTATTGTGGATGTTTTATCGTCCTGTGTAATAATTCCAACCCCATCAACAACTGTCCAATGCTCTTCACGATTGTTATGATATTGAAGTGAAAACCTTTTAGTAGGTCTCACATAGATTTTCTTAATTTTTAAATCTTGTTCTTCATGGAGAACCTCATAGGTTCCCCAAGGTCTGTACTCTATCATCTTTTACGTAACAAGGAACTCCATCAGGATCTAACCATTTAGTATATTCAAAATCTTCAATAGCAGTTGCTAACTGCATTCCATTATCACAAAGGTAGATATCTCTATATCTCTTAGTGTAATAATCTTCTTTTTGAATACGAAAATCAGGTCTACCGTTTTCTAATTCACCTACTTCCACATAACGGTAAGGATACCGTTCCATTATAACATTCATACCGCCCCTACTAAGTCTTCAGCAATACATTCTATAATAGTATTATAGTCAGCATCTGGATCTTCTCCAGAAAGTTCTACTAATCCTTCACTAACATAATACCTTGTAACTTTCTTATAAAGTTTTGGATTTTTTACATCCAAATAAATTTCTTTATTAGCAGCAGCCTGAAGGATGCCTATGTCTTTCTTGAACTTTGAAGTAAGCGTCATTGCTCTGATTGGTTTACCACTTTATTATAAGGTGCAATAATCAAAAAGTCAATAGTAAATTATATATAACCTATTATTAAACCCAACGACTAACAGTTAATTCTATACTATTATCATCCATTTCCCATTCCTCTTCTACTTGAAAACCCTCCTCTTTGATATTATTATGAATCGTCATTCGAGCATATTGTTGAGTAAGTTTTTCCATAAACCTTTCAATAGGAATATTTTTATTCCACGTTTGACGATCAGCATATAATTCATAAGTTCCTGTTTCTTTATTAAGTTTAAATCCAATATCAACTCCTATAGAAAAATCAGCCTCAACAATAGGATGATCTTCTGCATGAGATGGATTTGTAATAACAAGATCTACTACAGACATTCCTAGATCTTCAGGATTATTAACCCGTTCACCCATTAAATTAAGAGCTTCTATTATTATAGACTTATCTTTAAGTTTGGTCTTTATTGTACTAAAATGTGACATCGGTATTCGTGTTAATTGTAATGTCTTGATCTAAATTTATATTTTGTTGATAATAATCTGCTGTATATACTCTGTTTTCTAAGTCACCGAGTTTAATTTCTATATCCTCAGTAAGATTCAAACATGCATCTCCAGGAACATTGAAAACTTCCTGAGTTACTTTTC